TTACTGCTCCTTGTTGTCGGTGGTGGCGCGCATGTTCCACTTATCGACGTGATCGCCCTTATCTGACCAAGGGGCTTGCGCGCCGCAATGGCCGCACTTGACGAAGTAGGCCGGGTGAAGAATCGTGCCTTCGATATGTTCGGTTTCGGGATCGCTGTGGCCGCAGAACGGGCACGGTTTCAGGTCAGCCACGTCCGCCTCCGTCCGTGCGGGGGTGCTTCTGCGCGGCCAGGGCGGCATTGATCACGGTCTGTGCGTGTTCCCTCATATGCGCGCGGCCCTTCTCCGGCATCTGCGTCCAGGGGTAGTCCATGCACTCGGACAGCGCCTTGGCCGCAGCTTCCAAGTCGATGACCGCATCCTTCGCGCAATCCCCGCCGTCCTTGTCAGCCTGGGTTTTCAGGGCGCGAATTCGTTCAGCCTGCATTAACAACGCGCCACGGACAATGCTCGCTGTCTCGTTCACGCGAGGCGTATCAATTGCCTTGGCCTCGCACAGTGCCGCCGCTTCCTCCAGCGCCCGATTGCGCACCGCCTCGCTGGCCTGGGGGGCGGCATACACTGGATATTCACCATCCGGCATCCAGTCGCACGCCACCACACGCGGCATATCATTTTCGCGGCCCGGCGTACCGCGTTCGAATCGTAGGATTGCCAAAGAGCGCGCCTCCCCGGCAACAGGGGCGCTTGCCAGGCCATCAGCCAGTGCCCCAAGTTCGCTAGGGTCGTCTGCTTGTGTTCCGGTCGGCATCGGCCCCCATTCGGTAGCTTGGGCGCGGCGGTCCTGATAGGCCTGCTGTTCTTGGCGCGCTTTCTCCCGCAGAGCCTCGGCCACCTTCGCCATCGGGGATTCATCGGCTACAGAGGCGCTCGCCAAGGCTGCGCGGGCTTCCCGTTGCAGGTGGTCGGCGAACTGCTGCGGCGTGGCCGTGCGGTTGACCGTGTAGGCGATGTCGTGCAAGGCCGATTGCAGCGCCTGGATGGCGTCCGAATATTGCTTCTCCGCACCCTTGGCCGGCTTGCATTCGTGCAGCGCATTGAATGCAAGATTGGCCGCGCCGAGAAGGCTGATCCGCTCGTCGGCTACAGGGGCGCTATGTCCAGAGCTTGTGTCCACAGGCTTATGTCCAGGGGCGACGTACTTAGGGTTGCGCATCATGCCCTGTTCAATGTCGTGCGGGTCGTCGATCCATTCCGGCTCGGCTACACGGGCGCGCAATTGAGAACGCAGGGACTGCACCAGATCTTCCTCTTTCTCTTTCCCTAGGTAGCAGTCTCCGTTAACCGAGTCCAGCAGTTGGGCTAGTTTTGCAGTGTCGATCATGGCTACAGGGGCGCTTGCCAGGGCGGCACGGGCAATCTCAACGCATCTCGCGTGGCGGTCGCCGGAGTTCGCCCCGTCTTTTGCTGTATCCACGATTCTTTGCAGCGCCGCCCGCTCATCGCCCGCCTGCACGCCCTCCGCGCGCAGCTTGGACAGCAGGGCGCGGGCAAAGCGGATGTGACGGTTCCATCCGGGGCTTTGGGGACTGTCTTTGCAAGCTTCATCCCAAAGCGCTTGAATTGCGGCATCCGTCAGCCCAGGCTGGGCGGCGTTGTTCTCAGTCATGGCTTTCCTTGGTGGTGGCCAGCTCTTTCCCGAGCTTGGTAATCCAGCGGCGCGCGCTGGCGCGGGCTTTCTTGGCGGCCTTGCGTTGCTGGATCAGTTGATGGGCGCGCAGCGCGTGCGGGCAGTTGGCCGCCAGGTACTTGTCCACGTCCCCGTCGTGGTGGACATAGACTTTCTCGCCATCGCTGTAGGGTGTCTCTTCCTCGTATTCCATCTGGTACGCCCGCTCCAGCCAGTTGACGGACAGATGCCGGTAGGAAATCACACCATCCGGCGGATCCTGCGCCACAAGGGAAGCTTCGATCGCCTTCCCGATTTCCTCAGATAGGCGCCCCACTTCCTGGACGGCCACGTTTAGCGCGAGAATGGCTTGCTGATATTTGTCCATCACGCCTCTCCCTTCTGCTGGGCAATGGCGGCGGTAATCACGGTTTTTGCGTTCTGCCGCATCTGCTCGCGGCCCTGTTCAGGCATGTGTGCCCACGGGTAGTCCATGCACTCAGCCAGGGTCTTTGCTGCCGCGTCCAAGTCGAGGTTCGGCAACAGCGCATCGCCAGCAGCGGGAGCGGCAACGGAAGCGCGGCCCTTCCAGCCAAGCCAGCGGTTGTAGTGATGGGTCACCTCGGGCACGTAACTGCCGAATTCTCTCTTGTGCCACGCCTCGAACGCCTGGCGCTCATCCTCCCCCGTCGCTCCGGTGGGTATAGGGTGCGAGGTAGGGGCGGGGGAACAGTCCGGGCACGGCTCGGCGTTCAGGATGTTGCCGACTGCGCCATGACCATTGCAGGTCGAGCAGGGATCGGTGGGCATGGGCTGCCACAGCGTCGGAACTTCGCTGCCTTCCAGCCGAAGGGCCTGGGGCCACTGCGTGAACCAGTCCTTGGCGAACAGCGTTTCCTCATCCCAGGCGTCGAGCTCGTCCTGGGTCATTGGGAACGAGTCGGCCGACGTGTAGCTGGCGATGAATTGGCCGCAGTCGTGGCGCCAGGCCAGGATTTCGGTGCCATCCTTCGGCGCGCTGGCGATAGGCTTCCATTCTGTGTTCATGCTCTCAGGCTCCGGGGGCGCGCGCGGCGTCAAGCTCAGCGCGGATCTGGGTTTGCAATAGCAGGTCGGTCTGGTCGTCCGGGTCGGCGGTCGCCATGGCCCGGCGCAGGGCGGGCATGGTGGTGGCCAGGCCGGCCATGGTTTCGGCGCGGATCGGCACCAGGTATTTCAGGGCGATGTGCAGCTCGCGCAGGGGTTCCAGCGGCAGCGTGCGGTCGTGCCGCGTGCACCACATTTCGAAGTGCCAGATAACACCCTCAATCGCGCCGTCGGACTCGTACCATTTACCGTCACCCGCGCGGAATTGCGGGATGCCCTTGGCGTCGGTGTGCACGGTGCCGTCGCGGTTGATCTGGTCGATGATGGCCTCCAGCGGGCGCAGCACCAGGTCGGTCGCGACGAGCATGGGCGCGCGGATGGCGCGGGGCCGATAGGCCTTGTTGCGGCGGGGCTTGCGGGCGTGGGTCATCACTGCACCGTAGAGGGATATGCGTCGCCGTCTTCCATGCGCTGCGCGACGTGCATGGATGTGCGCAGCAACAGGTCGATGACGGCGGTCTGGTTGGACACGAACCCATAGCCCAGAGCCGCCGAGCTGATGAGCATTTCCAGCGCCTTGCGTACCTTCTCCGGATCGCCGTAGGCGCCGACCTGCTGGATGTAATCGCCGATCAAGCGCTGGGAACTGGCTTGGCAGGCGGCGGGCGTGAAATCGGGCATGTCGTTCTCTGTGTAGATGGCCGGCACCGGCAGCGGTTGGGGGTGGCTTGAGGTAGCCCCGCCGCCGCGCCGGCCGAAGGGGTTATTCCAGGGTCAGGCCCAGGCTCTGCTGCTTGTCGACAGCGGGAGTGACGCTGATATCCACCTCGCCTCCCAGAACTTCGTACAGGCGCTTGATCTGCTCGCCGGTGGGGTTGCACTTGACGCGGAAGCCGTAGCGCGCGCTGCCTCCTTCCATCAGTTCGACGGAAAAATGGTCAACGTCGGCAGTTTCGAAGTCGATGTTGGATGCGCCGCCAAGGCCAAAGCCGATCACGACCTGCGCTCCCTTCAATTCATGCTTGAGGCGCAGCGCGCCGATCAGGTCGCCGAACTTGCGCACAGTCAGCGCGTCGGCCGGGCTGCCTTCGAAGATCTCTTCCTGGTCCGGCGGCGTCTCTTCGCGGCGGTACAACGCATCGCGCAGCACCGGGTGGAACATGGCCAGCAGGCCGTTGCTCTCGGTGAATGCGATCTTCAGGTCCGCGCCGCCGACCTTCTCGTCGCCGTGGTTCTCGGGGCGCACGTTCAGGTGTGCGAGCGTGACTTTCTGGCTTTCCAGGCTGAACATTCGTCAGTCTCCTAGGTTGTGCTGCTGGGGAAGGGTTAGGCGTCTGCCGCGCCAGCCAGGATCCCGGCCAAGAAAACCAGGCTGGCGGAAGCGGGCGGGTTGGTATCAAGCGCGCCAATGTCCAGTTCTTCGGCGAGCTTGGCGATCATTTCCTTGACCTCAAGAAGCTCAATGCCAGCCAGACCGGCCTGGCGCTTCATGGGATTACCCGAAAGCTGGATAGCGGGGCTTTGCGCAAGCTGGCGCGCGGCCAGGCGCAGGATGTGGGCGAAGATGTCGACCTCACGGCCATTGGCCGACACATAAAACGAGCGGGAAAGTTCGCAATTCATGGAGGTTCCTTAAGCAGCCTTGCGGCGCAGGGTGTCGACCATCTCGCACAGTTCAACTTCGAACTGGAGCAGGGCGGTCAGCAGGGTCTTGATGTAGGCGTCGTCGCGCGGGATGCGCTGCACGTACAGGCGCCAGGGCTCGGCCATGCGCGGGTCGTAGCTGATGAAGTCCCACCACTGGCGGCCGGTCACAAGCATGTTTCCCTGCACCTGGGGGATGTGGCCTTCGGGCATGCCCTCCAGCCACGTCTGGATGTGCACCTGTTCGTCGTGCGGGCATTTCGATTCGATGCCGCCGTCTGCGCCGATCAGGCCGTCAGGGCTGGCGCCGATGAACGAATGCACCGGGTGCAGGACAAAGCCGCTTTCCTCCACCAGCGCGCCCTTGTCGACCATGTAGGCCTCTTTGGCGACGTCTTCCAGGTCGCGGCCCCACGACAACGACTTCGCCCCAACTTCGCGCTTGGGGATGCCCGCCAGGCGCTCAAAGGCCAGCGTGCGCATCAGGCGCGTGCGCTCCAGCGTCGGTTCGGGCTTCTTCGGCTGGCCCTTGCGCGGGCCGGTCTTGTAGACACCCTCGCCGGGCGTGACCGCGATGGCGGCGGCGAAGTTGCTGGCGGTAATCTTGCCCGCGCGCTCCTGCCGCCATTCCTCGGTGCGCTGTTCGGCGGGCGCGTTCATTCTTGGACGCCTTCGAAGGGGTTGTCTTCGGTGGCCTGCGCATCCGGCGCGGCGTCCGGCTGGGCGGCCTGCGTGGGCGTGGCGTCCTCGGCGGCGGCCAGGGCCTTGAGACGCTTGATTTCATCTGCGCCCACTGCCGCGCGCTCGTCCTTGCTCAGCTTCTTCCAGGCGGATTCCAGATCGGCGATGCGCTGCGGCGCGGCGTCGTCGCTGCGCGCGATCATTTCCAAATCGCGGATGACCTGGTCGCGGTCGACCTGTGCCGCCGGCTGCGGCTTGGCGGCCTGGGCGAACTCGGCGGCAGTGCGCGGCGTGATGTCGCGCTCGCGCGGTTGGGCAGTGCCGTCCTGCTCGTCTTCCGTGTACACGCCCAGGATCACGTCCGGGGTGTAGCGGCGCGCCCATTTGCGCACGGCCAGATAGGTGATCTGCTGTTGCGGGTCGGTGGCCCATTGCGTCGAGAAGCGCGGGTAGGCCTGGGCCATCATCACCTGCACTTCGCGCGGTGCGGCTTCGCCGCGAATGGTGCAGCGGCAGATAACGCCAAGCCCTTCCTCGTCCGCCTTGGTCCAGTCGGCAACGTAATACTTGCCGCCCTTGTCCGACTTCATTTCCTTGACGCGCCCCAGGATGCGGGACCAGTCGCCAAGGAATTCAAACTCCGGGCGGCCGGTCACCGGTGCGCGCGCGATCACCACGGCATTCACCAACTGCGCTTCGTAGCCCAGGGCGCCGCCTTGGGTGACGTGGGTTTTCTGTGCCACTGCGAACGGGTTCATGCCCCATTGCATGGACTGCATGATCACGGCCATGCAGTCCGAAGCGTTGCCCTGAAGGTGACGCGGCACCGTGGCGCGGCCGGCGGCCATCATTTCAGCAGCGCGCATCATGCTGTCCATATTGCGCGCGTCCAACACCAGGCCGGTGGTGCTGGTGTCGGCCGCCGGCAGGTCCAGGGCGGTGGTTTGGGATTCGATCGTGGTGGCTTCAGACATTGCTTTCTCCTGCCCGAGACTCGGCCGGGCGTAGTGGATGGTTAGGCGGCCAGATCGGCCATTGCGGGGTTGGTGAACTTGGCCAGCCAGGTCAGAACGTGCTCGGGCTCGACGCCGTAGTGCTGCGCCAGCACGGCGACGATTTCGGCGTTGCCCGGGCCGTTGGCCAGGAACTCGGCTTCTTCGCGGCGGGCTTGCTCGGCGAGGCGTTCGCGCTCGGCTGCTTCGGATTCGGCGCGCGCGGCGGCTTCCTTTTCCTGCTGGGCACGGGCGGCGGCTTCGGCCTTTTCTTGCTCAGCTCGGCGCACGGCGGCCTGCTGCGCTTCGAAGTCGCGGCGCTGACGGTCGATTTCTTCCTGCTGGGCGCGCAGCACCGCGGCGGCTTCGTCCTGCTGGCGCTTGAGCGCTTCGGCGGCTTCGGCATCCTTGCGGGCCTGCTCTGCGCGTGCGGCTTCCTGACGGGCGTTCTCGGCGTCGCGGTCAGCTTGCAGGCGGCGCTGCTGTTCTTCCAGTTCGGCGCGTTCCCTGGCTAGGCGCTCGTCTTCTGCCTTGCGGGCAGCGGCGGCTGCGGCTTCCTGTTCCAGGCGCTGGCGTTCCAACGCGGCGCGCTCTTCGGCCAGGCGCGCGGCTTCCTGTTCCTGCGCCAGCGCGGCGTCGTGCATCTGCTCCAGCTTGGCGCTGGTGTCCGCCTGCAAAGCCATGGCTTCGCCCGCGCGGTGTTCGTACAGTTCGGTGGTGATGGGCAACTCGGCCACGGCGGCCAACAGCGCGGCGATGTCGGCGGCGCTCTTGCCCGCGGCCTGCACCGGGTACTGGCCGATGGCGTTGATACGTGTCTGGATCGCCTGCTGGCGCGCCAGTTCGGCCGCTTCCTTCGCCGCCTTGATTTCCGCCTTGCGGGCCTCTTCGGCCTTGATCTGCGCATCGATCGGCTCTTCAACCGCCTTCACCTCATCCTTGATGCTGGACAGGATGGCGCGCATTTCGCGCTGCTTGGCCAGCATCGGCTTGTTCCAGCCTTCATAGGCGGCATCGGCCGACGTGCGGATGCTGACGCAGCGCGACCGCGCGGCACGCGCTGCCTTGTCGCCGGCCGAGGTGCTGACGTCGAACTGCACGCCGGCCAGGTCTTTGCGAAGCTCGGCCAGGCCTTTCTGCACGGCGTTGTATTCGGTGATCGAGGCGGGCGCGTCCAGGATTTCGTCTGCTACGGTGGTCATGGTGGTGGTCTCTCAGGGTTGGCGCGCGGCCACGGCGGTCTTGCCGCAGCCTTCGCAGGCGGTGAGGGTGGATTGGGCGTCAAGCGTCGGGCCCAGCACGCAGGCCATGAACACGCCGGCGCAGAGGGCAGCGGCACCGATCAGCAGGTCGCCGTGGGCGCGCAGGAGGCGGCGGATCATCGAAGGCTCTCCATCTGCGACTGGTAAAACTCATGGGCGCGGCCGAGCTCAGCGCGCAGATAGTCCTGCCACCAGTCGACGTCGCCGCCACCAGCGGAAGACAGCAGGCCGGCGTCGTACTCGTCCAGTTCCGGCGTTTCGCGCGGCGACAGGTCATCAGCGGCGGAACGAAGCTCGGCGGCCATGGCCTGGGCCTCTTCCTGATTCAGCAGGCCGGATTCGATGCTGGCGTTTCCTTCGCTGACGGTCATCTCTTGATAGGGAAAGCCAACGCGGCGCACATTGAATTTCATGCTTCGCTCCACGGATCGAGGCGGACGTACAGGCGCGAAAAGAAGTCGCCCACACGGCCCAACGGGTAAGCGGCTATCAGGCCGCACAGGATGAAGAGGGGGAGGGTCATTGCTTGCGCCCGAACGTCACGCGCTGGCCGTCGTCGCACAGGTCAACCAGGTCAGACACCAGCAGGCCCTGGGCCAGCAGCACCCACTGGCGGAAGAACGCGCCCACGACAACCGGCGCATCGCCGCGCACCGAAGCGGCCACCGCCATCACAAACGCCTGTTCAGCGTTCGCGTTGCCTTCGGTCGCCGAATACAGCGCCTCGGCTGCACGCTGCGAATAGTCGTGCTGGCGATGCACTGTCAGATCACGCACCAGGGCGGCGTGCACATCAGCGTCCATTTCGCGCAGGGCAGCCATACGGCGCTGCACGTCCGTCAGCGGCGGCATGATCGCGGCTGTGCCGCACTCAGTCGGGTAGGTCAGGCGGGCCATGATTAATTCCGCCCTTCGCGTTCGGCCTGACGGGCCATTTCCTGGTAATGCACCACCGTCGCGTACTTGCGGAATTCGTCGGCCCACGTCGTGCGGATGCGCTTGCGGTTGTTGGCGTCGGCCAGGTCCCATGCAGCAGCCAGGGTCTTGATGAACATGTCACCGTTGACGAGCATCGCGCGAACGGTCTGATAGTCCGTCACAGGCGGATAGGGCATCTGGAAGACAACCTGGGCCTTGGCGTCCTTCCAGCTTTCGCCCTTGTCGTAGGCATCCAGCGACTTTTCCGCAGACACCAGCGCGGCCATCGCGGAGCTGATCGCCCCTTCGATATCGCTGCCGTTTTGATGTACCACCGCAACCAGAACGGCGCGGATCGTGTCCTCGGTAAGGTGCTTCATCGTCTTCTCCCGTTTGCTCACCGGGTGGTGAGTGCATGGGAGAAATTAAAGCATTCTTTCTTTCAGAAAACAAGCATGCTTTACTTGAGACGCAAAAAAAACCGCCCGTAGGCGGCTTCACGATGTGCGCGGTCGGCTACTTGCTACGCGCCCTCACTGCGTCATCGACACGAGTGTATGCAAACCACGCCACCACAAAGACGGGAATCCAGCACACCGTCAAATACGGATGCTGCCAGGATTCCGGAACTTTCAGGCCGACGTACCACACGGCAATCATTGCTATGAACCCCGCCACGGCGGCGAAGCAGGCCGGGGCAATCGATTTGGCTCCGCTGTTTCTACTCACTTGCTTCCCCCTTGTTTGCACGGGAATGCCTGCATAAGAGACGTCATCACCAGCACGTCGCCCGACAAATGGCGATTGCGCGGCGTGTCGACCAAATACTTCAGAAAAACGTCTTTCAGCTGTCCAACCGTGACGTTCTTAGGCACGCAAAAATAAGGAGCGGTTTTGCTCAGCTCTTCATGAAGGGTTATCCCATCCCAAACCCCGCGCACGTAGGCGAGGCAAAGCATATTCTGCGCTGCGACTGTTGATTGGCAGACCGGCAGCCAGTAGTTGCCAGAAGAAAAATCGTCCGCGCGAGCTGAATAGGACGTCGCCATTACCGCCGCAAAAGCTGCCGCGGACATCATCCTTTTTTTAAACATTGACTTCAATCTCCTCACGGGACCAAACCAGTTTTATCCAATCCGGCCTATGCGGCGCGCGGGGAGCTCGGGCTTTTCAGGCCGACGGTTTCTTTCAGCACACCCTCGGCGAAGCCTTCGACGCGCCCCTTTTGAGCATCACTGAGGGCGTTCCACTGCTCCACGGTGACGGCAGTGAATGGCCATGGCGCCGAGGATGCCTGAAGCGGCTGTTCTTCACCAGTGGCCAACCAGAACGGATTCACCCCGAGGTACCGCGCCGCGCGTTCCGAATTTTCGGCGGTAAGGGCTTTTGTCTTGCCCATGATCACCTGGCCAACGGCCTGAACGCTTACAGAAATTGCGGCTGCTAGTTCCTGACGCTCGCGCCCGGCAAGGCGTAGCGCTTCGGCCAATCGGGATCCGTACGTGCTTTTCATGGGCGCAAGCGTACTTTCATTCGGACAAAGCATGGTTGCTCCGTAAATTAAAGAATGCTTTAATGCACGCATGAAGAAAACTGAAGCTACCCGACTGCTTGGCGGCACTACCGCGGCCGCCGCCCAAGCAATGGGCATTACGCCGCAAGCCTATTACCAGTGGCCCGACGAGCTGCCCCCCCGGCTCCAGGACCGCGTGGTCGCTGCCATCGCGCGGAAGCTGCTGCCCGGCGCGCTGCTTGGGGACCCGCCGCCGGCGAGCAAGGAAGCAGCATGAACACATCAATGCACCGACGCGCTTTCGCGCCCGTCCGAGGCCCATGCCATACGTGCGCGTTCGGCGAGCAGCGCATCGAAGACATCAAGCACCGCCTGCTCGCTTGGCTCGATAAAGGTCCGGCGCGCGATTTGTTCGGCGTGCCGCAGAAGTTGTTCCGTTTCAGTCAGTTTTTCCATACCGCCAGTCTGCCCAGGGGCGTATTCCGGGGCATTCCCTTTATTTGGAATAGCCATGATCCCCATTGAACCGGCCGGAATGACCGGTCCTCACGTCATCGAAACGGCCTTGCGCTTGGCAATGGCCAACCAGATCCAGCGCCAGAAACTGCTGGATGCCACTGGCTGGGACGCCAGCATGCCGTCCAAGGTGTGCTCGGGTGCCACCGGAATCACGCTGGAAAAGCTGGACGCGATGTGCCGCGCCCTGGGCCTGACCATCGTTGAGGTCGGGTACATGGACTACCTGGCGCGTGGAAATGAAATCGGCTCGCGTTGCTGCAAGGCGCGCTTGAGCCTTGGCAACTGCGGGGCGCGCTGACGATGGGAGCCGCCAATCCGAAAGCGAAGGGCGGCCGCCGTGCCCGCCTCGCTGGCTGCCTTTGCAGCAACCCAGAATTTCAGGCCTTTTGCAGCGCGCGCAGCGCCGACGAAGCCGCCGATTACATCCGCCGCGTGTGCAACGTTGAATCGCGGGCGCAACTGGATCACAACCCGCAGGCCGCCAATCTCTTCGATGAGCTGGTGCGCAAGCCGTTTGCCTATAGGACGGCGCCATGAATTACTACCCGCACCACATCGGGGATTACCTGAAAGACACGGCCCACCTCACGATGATTGAGGACGGCGCCTACCGTCGGCTGATCGACCTGTACTACCTGCACGAGCAGCCTTTGCCGACCGAGAAGCGCCAGGTGTACCGCCTGGCCCGCGCATCGAGCCCGGCCGAAAAGAAAGCGATCGACACCATCCTGGGCGAATATTTTTCGCCCGGCGAGGAAGGCTGGATGCACCGGCGCTGCGAGGAAGAGTTGAGCCGTAGCCGTGTGAAAGGCGAGGGCGTCGACACCAAGCGCGAGAACGAAAAGGAGCGCCAGCGCCGCCACCGCCAACGCCGCGCGGAGCTGTTTGAGGCGTTGCGCGGTCACGGAATTGTCCCGCCATGGGACATGTCTACGGCCGATCTTCAGACCGAACTGTCACGCGCTGAAAACCGTGACGGAAACGCACCGGTCACGCAACCTGTCACGCGTGACGCAACGGCTATCCATAAGCCAATAACCAATAACCAAGAACCAATAGGGGGAAATCCCTCGTCATCTCCACCAGAAACGCGTGACGGAGCAGAGAGCGATTCACCCCCTGCTGGCGATTACCTGCCCAACCCAACGCCCTACGGCGCCATGGCAAAGCTGCTGCGCGCCAACGGCATCGGCGATGCAAACCCCGGCAACCCCTCGCTGCGGGCATGGGTCGACAAAGGCCTGACTGCCGACGAAGCCCTGGCCGGATTGCAGGCCGCACGCTCCACGAAGTCCGCGCCCAACCCGATGGCCTGGCCGTACCTCGCCCGCGTCCTGGAAACCCAGCGCGAACGAGCCGCGCAAGGCGTACCGGAAAAATCCAATCGCGCGCCCAGCACCACCGACCGCCGCGCCGCGTGGAACGCAGAACTGCAAGCCGTCATCGGCCAGGCGGATCAACGCCAGCCCCGAGAAATCGACATGGGAGTCATCGATGCAACTGGCACACACGACTGACGCGGTGCGCGTCCCGCCCGTGGCCTGGGCTGCTCGCCTCATCGAACGCATGCAGGCGATGTACGGCGCCAAGTTCGCCCAGCAGTGGGACGGCATCGCGCCTGCCAAGTTGGCCGAAGTCTGGGCCGAAGAAATCATCGACTACACCGCCGAAGAGCTCCAGCGCGGGCTTGCCGCTTGCCGTGGCCGCACCTTCGTGCCCACCCTGCCCGAATTCCTGGGCCTGTGCCGTCCGACGCTGAACCCGGAAACTGCGTATCACGAAGCCGTCGCCGGCATGTCCGCACGCGCCAGGGGAGAGCACGGCGTATGGACCCACCCCGGCGTCTACTGGGCCGCCATGCGCATCAGCCAGCACGACCTGCTGAACCAGGGCTGGCAGGCCATCAAAACCCGGTGGGAATACGCCCTGCGCGACATCATGGCCCAGGGCCGTTGGGAACCCGTGCCAGCCCCAAGCCTTGCGCTTGTCGCACCAGGCGGCACCGTGGCCACCCGCGAAGAGGCGCAGAGCTTCCTGCGCGAGATCAAGCAGCGCACCGGCAAGGGCATCTTTTCCCCCATCACGGACCACCGCGCATGGGCACAACGCATCGTCGCGCGTGCCAAGAAGGGCGAGGCCGTCACCCCCACCATCCTCCGCATGGCGCATACCGCCATGGCCGAACCGACCGAATCGAGGGACGCATGAACGACACCATCCTTTCCATGCCCGAACTGGAGGCGTATGAGCCCTTCGCGGGCACTGCGCACTCGCCGTCCATCGCGCGCGCGCACGTTTCGGACGCCGCCGACCCCTGGGCGCGGGGTGGCCATGAAATGGCCCCAGATGCCTCGCCACGCCGCGCCGATGCTGGCTCTACGGTGGCCAGCGGGGCGGGCGTGAACGTCTGCATCCTGGCCCTGGACCTGGGCACGAAGACCGGCTACGCGCTGCGCCGCCGCGATGGCTCTACCCGGCATGGCACCGAGGTTTTCACACCGCGCAAGTCGTGGTCCGAGGGCCAGAAGTGGGCGCGTTACCGCGCGTGGCTGGCCGGCGTCATCAACGACGAGAAGGTCCACCGGGTGGTGTACGAGCAGGTCATCCGTCACGAAGTGAAGGGCCGCCCGGTCTGGGATGCCGCCCACGCCTATGGCGCGTTTGAGGCCATCACGCACATGGTCTGCGACGGTTTCAACATCCAGGCGCACGGCGTCAACCTGTCCACCGTGAAGAAAAGCTTCACCGGCAGCGGGCGGGCGAAGAAGGAAGACATGATGCTTCAGGCGAAAGTCCGGGGTTTCAAGGTGGTGGACGACAACAACGCCGACGCCTTGGCCATCCTGCACTGGGCCGTGGCGCAGGAGCGTGCCGCATGACGTGGTGGCAGATCCTGCTGGCCGTGTTGGCCTTCATCGTCCTGATCGTCTTCCTGGCGATCTGGGCCAAGGCCGCCGCTTACCGCCGCGACGCCGAAGAACACGGAGACAACGATGCCCAGAACCGCTGACGAAATCATCACCGCCCGCAGAGCGCGCAGCCAATCGGCGACGAAACTGCGCAAGCTGGGCTACCAGTTCGCCAAAAAGTCCGCGACGCAGGACGAGGTCATATCGGCCATCCACCGCTACACCGGCTGGCCCAGGCCGGAGCGCGGTGGCATCGTGGGATATCTGGTGCGCTTCGCTGCGCTGGAGGTGGGCGAGCCGGCACCCAGCCGCCAGCGAGACGCCCTGAACGCGCGGGACTACCGCCTGGACCGTTGGATGCGTGTCGTCGCCGAACGGGCCGCCCAAGCCCAGCGGCCCCTGGTGCATGCCGTCAGCCGGATCGACAACTGGCGATTGATGGGAGGGACCGGAGCATGACGCCCATCACGCCCGCGCCGCCCATCGACTGGAACCGGGTGTTCCTGACCCTGCGAAACGAGGGCTACACGCTGCACGACGTGGCCGCGTACACGAAGATCCCGCGCGGCACGATGCAGAGCTGGGCGACCGGTTCAGAACCGCGCCACCAGGACGGCGAGACCATCATCAAGTTCTGGAGCGAGGCCACGCAGCTGCCCCGCGAGTCGCTTCCTGTGCGCGTCGTGGGCGAGTTCTCAAGCTGGATCGCCCTAAGCCGAGCCTAAAAAGCCGAGATTTCAGCAGCACGCGAGAACCACAATCGGCTCCGATCTTCCCCCCAAAGACGGAGCCGAGTATGTCCAAGCGCACCCACAACGTTCAAACGCCGGGCGACGTCCCGCAGGCCACCCAGGGCGATCAGCCCGAGGACAGCACCACCCCAGTGGTCGATACGCCCGACCAGACCCCCAGCACGCCCACCGAGCCGCAGGCCACCGAGCCGGCCAAGCTGAAGGCCGCCAAGGCACCGAAGACCCGCGCCGAGTACGCCACGACGCCGGCAGCCGACGTTGACCCCAGCACGATCACTGCGCCCGTCCTGTCCCGTGACGGCTGGGTGATCCCGCTGCCCAAGGCCTGATCATGGGCAAGGTCGTCAAGAAAGTTGCAGGGGTCGTCAACAAGATCGACCCCATTGGACGCGCGGTGGACAAGCAGCTGACCAAGTCCGGCTTGCCCACGGCTAGCGACTTTGGCGACATGCTGGGCGGTGCTGAACCGGTGGAAACCCCGGCGGCCGGTACCGGCACCGCCACGGCTGAAGACCAGCGCGTCAAGGACGAGCAGGAAGCGGCGGCCCTGGCCAACCGCGCCACCGCCGAACGCGCCAAGCAGCGCCGGGCTGGCAGCCTGCTGGCATCGGGTAGCGGCTCTGGCGGCTCCGGCCAAACCTCGTCCGTCCTGGCCTACGGCAAACGCACCTTCGGGGAGTAGCCCACCGTGACAGAAGATCAGCTTGCGTGTGATGTGATCCGCCGTCTTGGCACCCTCAAGGGGCTGCGTTCGCCGCACGAAGACATCTGGCGGGAGTGCTTCGACCTGTCCTTTCCCATCCGGTCGCAGGGCTTCAACGGCGACACCGAGGACATCCAGAGCGTGGCGGGCAAACGGGCCCGCCTCTTCGATTCCACGTCCACGGACGCCGGGCGCATCCTGGCATCGGGCATCCAAAGCGGCATGACGCCAGCGAACTCGCGCTGGTTCGGCATGACCGTCTGGGACGAGACCGACGAGGAACGCCGCTGGCTGGACGATTCGGCCGAGCGGTTGTGGGAAAGCATCCACGCCAGCAACTTCGACGCCGACGCGTTCGAATCCCAGCTGGACATCGTGGGCGCTGGCTGGTTCGTCCTGTTCATCGACAACCAGAAGGACGACGACGGATCGGTGACGGGCCTGCGCTTCGAGCAGTGGCCTATCTCCGGCTGCTACTGCGCCGCCTCCAAGCCTGGCGGCGAAATCGACACGATCTACCGCCCCTACCAACTGACCGTCGAACAGTGCGTGAGCGAATTCGGCCTGGCCAAGGCCAGCGACAAGGTGCGCCGGCTGTACATCGAAGGCAAGTACGATGAGCTGATCAACATCGTGCACGCCATCTACCCGCGTCGCGTGTCGGTGGTCAACGCCAAGCGTGCCAAGAACCTGCCGTATGCGTCCGTGCACGTGGACTGTGACGACAAGGCGGTGCTGCGCGAATCCGGTTACCACGAGAAGCCATTCGCGGCCCCGCGCTGGACGGTCATTCCCAAGTCGGTCTATGCCGTCGGCCCCATGTTCGACGCGCTGCCCGATATCCGCACGCTCAACAAAATGAGCGAAACCGAGCTGATCAACGGTGACCTGGCCACGGCCGGCATGTGGATCGCCGAAGACGACGGCGTACTGAACCCGCGCACGGTCAAGGTCGGCCCGCGCAAGATCATCGTGGCCAACAGCGTCGACTCGATGAAAGAACTGAAGTCCGGTTCCGACTTCAGCTACTCGTTCACCAAGCGCGCCGAGCTGACCGCCGCTATCCGCAAGCTGCTGATGGCCGACCAGTTGCAGCCGCAGGATGGCCCGGCCATGACCGCGACCGAAGTGCATGTGCGCGTGCAGCTGATCCGCCAACTGCTTGGCCCGGTCTATGGCCGCCTGCAAGCCGAATACCTCAAGCCGCTGATTCAGCGCTGTTTCGGCCTGGCTTTCCGGTCAGGCCTGTTCGATGCACCGCCCGAATCTCTGGGCGGGCGCACGTACACGATCACCTACATGTCGCCGATGGCCAAGAGCCAGAAGTTGGAGGAAGTGAGCGCCACTGAAGGCACGTTGGCATCTATCGCGGCAGTGGCCGAAGCCAAACAGGATCCGTCTGTCTGGGACAACATCAATTCGGACGAGGCCGTGCGCGTGATTGTGGAGGGCCGCGGTGCCCCGGCCAAGATCGGCAACACCGCCGAAGAAGTGGCCGCCATCCGCAAGCGCCGCGCTGAACAGCAGGAAGCCGAGCAGCAGCAGGCCCAGCAGCAACAGATTGCCCAGGTGGCCGGCGAGGCCGCTGCAACCCGTATGGCAGAGGCCGCATGACCAAAATCACACCAGCCGTCTACAAGGCGATCTTCGAAGACGACCGGCGCGGCGCCGCCATCCTGGAAGACCTGATCCAGAAGTTTGCACGACCAGCCGTCACCACTGGCGGGATTGACGCGATTCTCAAGACCTACCAGCGCGACGGCATGCGAAGCGTGGTCGAGCACATCACCGCGCAGATCAACCGGGCGAACGGCGTCCCGGATCCCAACGCCGACCAAGGAGAGTGACCAATGTGGAAAAAGCGATACCCCCTCATGAACGAAGCGGGCGCGGCGGAAGCTGGTGGCAGCGGTGGTGGCGATCCCGGGGCCGGTGGCTCCGTCGTCAATGACGCTCCTGCCGGTGGTGATGTAGCCGCAGCAGCAGCCACCCCGCCCGCCGCCGCAGCACCTGCCGCGCAGCCGCCCAACCTGCTGAAGCAGGGCGTGGAAGAAGCGGCACCCACGGAGTACATGCCCGAAAAGTACCGGGTCATGAAGGACGACGGCACGCTGGATATCGAAGCGTCCGCGCGCAAGCTGGCCGAGGCCCATGGCAGCCTGGAAAAACGGCTTGGCAGCGGCGATGCACCGCCCAAGGCGCACACCGATTACGCCATCACGCCGCCCGAAGACTTCAAGGACATCGACTTTTCGGACGACGCGGAGATGCAGAGCTTCCTGAGCGAAGCCCACAAAGCCGGGTTCAGCCAGAAGCAGATCGACGTCGCCCTGGACAGCTATTTCAAGATGGCGCCCCTGTTGGCTGGTGCTGGCGCGGAAGCCACGGCCGAGGCTGCCGAAACGGCGCTGAAGCAGGTATGGACCACGGACGCCGACTTCAAGCGCAACGCGGGCCTGGCGCACGTGGCCACGGCTGCTGCCGCCGAGAAGGCGGGTATCTCCATGGACCAGGCTTATGCCGAGTTGGGCAACAACCCGACCTTCCTGCGCTTGATGGCGGCGCTGGGTCCGGAGTTCCAGGAAGACAGCACGCCCGGCGCGGCCAGCTTCAAGGCGGTCACGGAAGACGACATCCACACCATGGAAATGTCCGAGGCCTACAAAGACCCGAAGCACAAGGACCATGAGCGCGTCAGCGCCACCGTCAAGAAGTTCTACGACCGACGCTACGGCACCGAAGCCGCCGCGTAATCCACCCCTCAAAAAGCCGAGATTTCGGCACCCCCCCAGCGCGACCATTGCGGGCAATTCACCGGCCCGCACTGGCGCGCGGATACCCGGAATAGCCCTCCCAGTGGTGCGGTAGCCGGTACCAATGGGCGAATCCCGGGCCCGTTCGCGGACACCCCGCAAGGCGAATCGAGCAGATCAATTCACCTTCGGAGCATTCCATGTCGAACACCATCACCCAAGCATTCGTAAAGCAGTGGGACACCTCGATCCGACTGCAAGCCCAGCAGAAGGACAGCCGCATCGCCGGCAACGTTTTTGACCGTGGCACGATCACCGGCGAATCCTTCACGGCAAACCGCCTGGCGCCGCTGGAAGACACCCCCGAAAACACCGTGCGCCACGGCGACACGACCTGGTCGGAAGCTGAGCATTCGACCCGCGTGGCCATCATGCGCGATTTCTACCAGGCGCTGCCGGTGGACCGCAACGACGAGCCCAAGCTTTTGGCCAACCCGCTGAGCGGCAGCTACAACGAATCGCTGCAAGCCGCGCACAACCGCCGCAAGGACAGCATCACGTTCGACGCGATCCTGGGCAACTCCCAGACCAAGGATGGCGCCCTGATTGCCCTGCCTTCCACGCAGATCATCACGGCCAGCGCTACCGGCTTCACCAAGGCCAAGCTGATCGCGGCCCGCAAAATGTTCCGCAAGAACGAGGCGGACGAGCACAACGGCGAAGAGCTGCACATCGCCTACAACGCCGACATGCTGGAAGACATCCTTTCGGACACCACGCTGACCAGCGCGGACTTCATGGCCGTGAAGATGCTCCAGGACGGCGACGTGTCGGGCAAGTGGATGGGCTTCAAGTGGGAACCGTACGAGCGCGTCAAGCTCAACGGCAGCACCGCGACCACTGCCGCCTGGGCCAAGTCCGCCGTGCACTTCGGTACCGGCTTCGTCGAAGGCAAGGCATCGCGCCGCGCCGACAAGAAGGACCTGATGCAGGTGTCCATGGCCGCATCCCACGGCGCTGTCCGCGTCTGGGAAATCGGCGTCGTGGCCATCGAATTCACGTTCTAAGCCCCGACACCCCTTTTCAAGACTTCAGGAGAACACCATGGCAGAAGTTAATAGCGTGCAGGGCGCCAAGATCGTCGCGGGTCAGAAGTTGCTGCCCGCCGAATCCCACGGCCGCCAGCGCATTCTGATTGCAACCCTGGCAGCTACCCATGCCGCATACGCGATCAATGACACGATCTTTCTGGGTCGCGTGCCCGCCAACACCCGCTTCCTGACCGGCGCCGTGATCAGCGTGGGCGGTGCTGGTACCGCCAGTTCCACGGTGGACATCGGCACGCGCAACACGGTCACCCAGGCGGTGATCGACGCTGACGGCATCACGGTGGGCGCGGACATTTCGGCCGCCGGCAAGATCGTTGCCGACACCGGCGCCTTCATCGCCGCGGCTGCCGATGTGCTGACGGCCACCGAAGTGGACGTTTACGCCACAGTCAAGGGCGCGGTGCTGGCCGCCAACCAGCAAATGCGCTTCGAGATCCCGTACGTCACGGACTGATCACACAGTTGGTCTACTCCCCTGGCATCCAGGTGGAATTCGCCGGGGGCTTGTCCCCCGGTTTTTTTGTTTTAGGTGCCTGCAAATGTCGTCAGCCAATCCCGTATCCATCTGCTCCAACGCGCTGCTGCGCCTGGGCGGCAAGGCAATCGCCAGTTTCGAAGAGCCAAGCACGCAGGCCGGGCAGTGCGCCAACCTCTGGCCTACTGTGCGAAACAAGCTCCTGCGTGCCCACCCGTGGAACTGCGCGACCAAGCGGGTGATCCTGGCGCCGCTTGAAGCTGCGCCGGCATTCGACTTCCAGTATCAGTTCCAACTGCCCGGCGACTGGTTGCGCACGCTACAGGTCGGAAAGAGGGATTGCCCGATTCCGTTCCGCCAGGAAGGCCGGCGCATCTTGGCCAACGTGACGCAGCTGCCGCTGGTCTACATCTGGCTCAACGACAACCCAGGCACCTGGGACGACGCCCTGGTGGACGCCGCCGAACTGAAGATGATGGCGGTGCTCGCTTATCCGGTCACGGCGTCTACGACCCTGCGCGATACCTGCTTCCAAGAAGCGGCCATGGCGGAAAAGATCGCCAAAGCGGTCGATGGGCAGGACGAGCCGCCCGAAGTGCTGGGCGGGTCGGATCTGGTCGAAGCGCGACTGGGCTGGAGGTCCTAATGGCCCGTATCGACACCATCCAGACCAATTTCACGGCGGGCGAGATATCGCCGAAGGTGCGGGGCCGCACTGACATTGCGCGGTATCAGAACGGCGCTAAGGCCCTGGACAACATGCTGGTGGACATCTACGGCGGCGCCGCGCGTGCGCCGGGCACCGAATACATGGCACCGAACGCCGCCGCGGGCCAGCCCAGCCGCCTTATCCCTTTCGTCCTGAACCGTGACACCGCCTATCACCTGGAATTCGGCTACGGAGTGATGCGGGTATTCAAGGCTGGCGCGGGCCAGGTGTTGTCCGGCGGTGTGCCGTACCAGATCGGGACGCCCTACACGGCGGCCCAGGTGGTAGAGCTGCGCTGGACGCAGGCGCCCAATGCGATGTTCTTCGCGCATCCTTCGTTCCCCGTACACATGCTGCGCCGGCTGGCAGATGACAGCTGGGTGCTCGCCCCGGTGCCGTTCTCGGTGCTGCCATTCTCGGAGACGGGCGCCCGGTTCGCTGCCGGCCTGACGCTCAGCGACGCTACTGTAGGCGTCGGCCGCACGGCCACCGCGAGCGGAGCGACGTTCATGGCGTCGGACGTCGGTCGCCGGATCACCTACGAAACCGGCATCGCGCTTGTGACAGCCTATGGTTCGTCCACCAGCGTCACGGTGGAAGTCACTTCCCAATTCCCCAGTGCTGCTTTGCCCGCGCTGCAATGGGTCCTGGAGGATTCACCGCAGACGACGTGCACGCCCAGCGTCAAGGGCACCGTTGGCCTGGCCATCACCTTGACCCTGGCCGTTGACGGCTGGCGCGCCGAGGATGTGGGCAAGTACGTCAGCATCAACCGTGGGCTGGTTCTCATCACTGGCGTGACCAGCGCTACGGTGGCCACAGGCGTAGTCAAGGCCGACATGGATTCCAATACCGCAGCCGAGGCCAGCGCCTGGACGCTGCAAGGCCCGGTGTGGAGCGCCAACGAGGGATATCCAGCGGCAGTCACGATCAACCAGCAGCGCCTTGTGACCGCCGGGACCACGCGATATCCGAACGGGGTATGGGGCAGCCGCAGCGGGGAATATTTCGACTACACCCAGGGCGTGAACGACGCCGACGGCTTTTTCTACGCGTTGGACGGGGAAAGCAACGGCATCGAGCATCTGGCCTCTGTGCGCGCGCTGATCGCGCTGACGCCCGGTACCGAGTGGACGATGGTGGGTGGCGTGGAAAAACCGCTGACCCCTACGAACGTGAATGCCAAGGATCAGACGGTCTACGGGTGCAGCACGCCGCGTCCGGTCCGTGTGGGTGACGAGCTGCTGTTTGTGCAGCGGGCCGGCCGCAAGGTGCGCGCCATGAGCTACCAGGCTGCGTCCGACGCCTACAGCGCGCCGAACCTGACCACGCTGGCCGAGCACATCACGGAATCCGGCGTGGTTGAAATGGCCTATCAGCAGGAACCCGGTTCCGTCGTCTGGTGCGTGCTGGCCAACGGCAAGCTGGCCGCCATGACCATCGATCGGGACGAGGGCGTTATCGCCTGGACACCCCACGACACGGACGGTTTCTACGAATCTATCTCGGCGGCGCCAGCCGGTTCTAAGGATGAGGTACTGGTGGTGGTGCGGCGCGAGGTAAACGGCAGCACCGTGCGATACGTCGAGCGGATGAACGCGGCCTACATGGTGCACAGTGGCATCGTGGGCACTGCGCCCGGTGGCGCTCAGGTATGGGGGGGTCTCGGGCACCTGGAAGGCAAATCGGTGGACGTTCTAGCCGACGGTTCGCCGCAGGGGCTGATCACCGTAACCGGCGGCCAGATCACGCTGCCGCGTGTCGCGAATTCCATTCAGGCCGGTCTGCGCGTGATACCCCGTGTGAGTCTGCTGCGCCCCGAGGTCCAGACGCAGACGGGCACCGCGCAGAACAGCCAGATGCGCGCGCACAAGCTGAACGTGCTGGTGCTCAACACCATCGGCGCGACCATCAACGGCAAGGAAATCCAGTTCCGCCAGTTCGGCGCCAGCATCCTGGACAAGCCCCCGGAGCCGTTCTCCGGCTGGAAAGGCGTGGCCGAGACTGGATGGCAAGAAGGCGAGATGGAAGTGGAGATCACCCAGGAACAACCCCTACCTTTTCACGTACTGGCCATCGTGCGCCACTGGACGACCAACTCATGATCCGACACGCAACCCTTGCAGACGTCGAGCGCCTGGCCGAGCTGGCGCGCGACATGCACGCCGAGTCCCGTTTCCGGGATCTAAATTTCAATCTGGACAAGGTGGTGGTGTTGTTTGCCGGCCTGGTCGAGCAGGAGAACGGCTGCATGCTGGCCGTCGATATGGCCGGCGAACTGGTCGGGTTCCTTGCCGGCGGCATCGGCGAGGACTATTTCGGCGACGACCGGTTTTCGTTCGAATACGGCGTCTATGTGGCACCCGCACATCGCGGTTCGATGGCTGGCCCAAGCTTGGCCCGCGAGTTTCTGAGCTGGTCCGACGAGCGCGGCGCCCGCTACAAGAACATGGCCGTCACCACTGACATCACCACTGAACGCACCGGCGCGCTATACGAGCGCCTTGGCGGCAAGGACGTGGGCAAACTCTACTCTTGGGGGCTGTAATGGCTTGGGCACCATTGGTACTGGCCGCCGTGGGCGGCGTCATGGCAGCAAAAGGGCAGATGGACGCGGGCCGCGCCCAGCAGGAAGCCGCGAATTTCAACGCTGAGCAGGACGAGATCGAGGCGGCGCAGACCCGCGACGCTTATCGCGACCAGGCAGAGAAGATCCGGCGCATTGGCCGGGCGCAGGCGTCCGAGGCAAAGGCAGCCTATGCCGCGTCAGGCGTTTCGATTGGCAGCGGCACGCCGGTGCTTATCAACGACCAGATCCAGAACGACACCGAATCGGATGCGTACAACACCATCCTGACGGGGAACCGGCGGGCCGATGCGCTGGAATCCCAAGCGAGCCTTGCCCGCCGCTCCGGCGCGTCGATGGCGACGGCCGGCCAGCGCGCCGCGACCAGCAGCCTCCTAAGCACGGCTGGTAGCACCTATTCGACCTGGAAGAAGACCAAATGAAGATCCCTACCGGAAACCTTGGAAATGTGGTTGCCCAGCCTGGCCAGGCCGTCAATGCGCCGGCTACTGCGTTCGGTGCGGCCGAAGCGCAGGCGGCTGTGCAAACCGGGCAGACGCTGACCAACGTCGGCAACCAGATCGCCGATACCCAGAACGAGCTGAACCGGGTCAAGGCAATCCGCACCATGGCCGAAGCGAAGAACGGCCTCTACAACCTGGAAGACGAACTGACGCGGGGCATTGCTGACGGTACCGTGCCAGCGGCCGAGGCGTCAGCGCGCTGGCAGGAGCTGGCGCCCAAGCAACTGGAACAGAGCCTGAAGGGCATCAGCGGGTCGCACCGCGCGGTCGTGGATGCTCAGCTTGCCGACACCACGGCATCCCTGGGCCGGCGCGTGGGAGACGCTGTCGTAAAGCGCAACCAGCAGGACATCGGCGGCGAACTGGTGGCGCTGGGAGGGCAACTGGAACGGGAGGCCGTGCGCGACCGGGCCGGCGCCAACTCCCGGTATGAACAGACCGTGCGCGCCATGGGCCCGCAGGCCGGTATGTCGCCAGCCCAGATCGAGCGCGACGTAATGCGCTTCAAGGAAAGTTCAGCCAGCACAGTCGCCTATGAAATGGTGCACGGTGCCCGGAACAATGGCGCGGCGCTGAACGAGGTGGAAAAGCGGCTGACGTCGGACGAGTTCAGCGACCTGGACCCCCAGCGGCGCGCGGTGCTGCTGAACACCACGGCCGGGTACAAGACGGCGCTAGAGCAGCGCGCGGTGGCGCAGGCGCAGCGGGCCGAGATCCAGGCGGCCAAGCGCGACCGGCAGGCGGCCGGTATCTTTGCCGAGGTTCAGCAGCTGTCCACCCAGGGCAAGAAGCTTGACCCGCAGTACCTGGCCGGGGCTGCCGCTGCCATGACCGGCACCCCCTATGAAGCTGCGTTCAAGGCTGCCGTTGAGCAAGCGCCGGCAGGCACGGCCTTTGCAATGCAGCCGCTGCGCGATCAGCGCGAACTTCTGGACGGGTTGCTGGCAGAGGGCAACCGCACCGGCTGGACGCCCTCCCGTCAGGAGTTCTACGACAAGGCCCAGAAATCCTACGAAGCCTCGCAGCGCGAATACAAGGAAGATCCGCTGCGCGCTGCCGTTGACCGGAACGTGCTGCCTGAGCTGGCCCCGCTGGATGTGTCTGGCGGCATTGCAGGGATCACGCAGGGGGTGCAGGCGCGTCTGGCACAGGCCCAACAGGTTGAGGTGGTGGCGGGCCGCCCGGTGTCGCCGTTCACGTCGGACGAAGCCTTGCAGGTGGCAACCGTGCTTAACGCGCTGCCGCCCGATCAACGCGCCACCAGCATCGCAACCCTGTCCAAGGCGGTGGGCACGCGCACCATGTCGGCCATCGCCGCCCAATTGGACAGCAAGGACCGCACCCTGGCACTGGCGGCCGCCTTGGGCGACCAGCAGCGGCCCAACGGCGGGCTGGGGTCAGAACAGATCCTTCGCGGCGAACAGGCCATGAAGGACAAGCGCGTGCCCGACGCTGATGTGACGCGCTGGCGCTCCGAGATTGCTGCCCAAGTACGCGGCGTGTTCGCCACCCCTGAAATGGAAGACGCAGTGATCGACGCCGCCGTGCGCGTGCGTGCCGATGCCGACGTGCGCAAGGAAGGGCGCAGCATCCGCACCGCCATCGAGAACGTGGCGGGCGGCATTGTCGAATTCAACGGCGGCAAGATCCCGCTGCCGCTGGGCATGACCGAAAGCCAGTTCGAACGCGGCCTAGTGGCGCTGACGCCTGACAGCTTTACCGACCAAGCGCCAGACGGCAACGTGTTTGTCGCGGGCAAGGCTGTGCCGGTGGCGGAATTCGTCAAGGGGTTGCCCAACGCGGTGCTGCGCCATGCTGGCCAGGGCCGCTACACCGTGTCGTCCGGTACCGGCGTCGTGCTGAATCAGGCCGGGCAACCACTCATCGTAGGAATTGGCGCAGGCGCTGCACCCGCCGCGCGTCCCACGCAACCGGCAGGCCTGTTGGAGGCGGGAAACATCAACCTGAGCGCGCGGCCTGTCGTTAAGAATAAAGACGGGAGCATCAGCACTGTCCGTTCCATGTCGTTCGAAGAGGACGGGCGCGAGGTACTGGTACCGACGGTCAGCGAAGACGGGCGAATCATGAGCGACGAAGAGGCGATAAAGACCTATCGAAGCACCGGCCGTCATCTGGGTAAGTTCGCCACCTCGAAGGCAGCCGACCAATACGCGCAGCAATTGCACAAACAACAAGAGGCTATGTATGGCACTCGATGATGCCTACCAGGGCGAGATCAACGAAGCACTGCGCAACCGCGCGCAGCTCGCGCCGATGGCGCCAGGCCCCGAGCGGGGCTTTAGTCTTTGGGGAATGGCAAAGGCGCCATTCACTGGTGCGGCAGCTGGCACGGTAGAGGCGGGCGCATTCCTGTCCGACACCGTGGGGGCCTTTGGGTCGGCCATGGCATCAACGGGTTCCACTGGCGTACTGCCATTCGCCGAGACGGAAGAGCAGCGCGTGTGGCGCGAGCAGGGTACCGGCGCGGCCAAGAAGGCGCTGGACGACGGCACGGCATTCAGCAGCGACACCGGCGACACCCTGCGAGACGCCAGCCGTTGGCTTGGGCCGAACCCGCAGACCGCCAGCACCGCTGAACAGATGGTGTTCGGTTTCACCAAGACCATCACCAAGGCGGTGGGCTACACGCTGGCCACCGGCAACCCGCTGACGGGCGCCGCACTGACGGGCGCGGATGAGGGCGTCACGGCGGCTGATGAGCTGCGCCGACAGGGCGTCGACCTTGCCACCCGCACGGGCGTGGGCGCGGTTACCGGCTTGGCAACGGGCGTCGGCGTTGCGCTGCCGGTCGCGGGCCAGACGATTGGCGGCACGATTGGCTATGCCGCTGCCGGCGGGCCGGGCCTGTTCATCGCCCAACAGCAGATGACGCGCGACATCCTGAATAACGCCGATTACAGCAACCTGGCCGACCAGTACAACCCCTTCGACCCCGTGGGCCTGGCCGTGTCCGCCCTGGTGCCCGCGGCGTTCGGTGCCTGGGCGCTGCGCGGGCGGACGCGGGCGGCGGCAAGGGAAGGACAGGCGGCGCCGGCGCAGGCCGCCGAAGCAGCAGAAGCGCCGCGCGGCCCGGTGGCGCAGGAGCTGGTCGACGCGGCGCGCGTGCAGCGCGTGCGCGAGGTGGTTGATTCCTGGAACTTGGCCGACCCGTCCGACGTGCGCGCCGCCAATGACGCCATGATGTCGGTCATGCGCGCGTCGTCGCAGATGGCCGACGGCCTTCCGGTGTATGTGGCCGACCAGTTCCCCATGAAGGAAGCGTACGCGGCGCGCGCGCTGGAAACGATGGTGGCCCGCTCAGAAGCCGCCCGCGCGGAACTGCTGCCCCAGGCGGAAGCGCTGGCGGATCCTGGCGCCATCCGTGCGCTGCGCACTGAGATACAGGCGCTGTCCCAGGCGCGCCGCGTCATTGGCGACGACGCCGAGCTGCGCGCGCTGGCCGACCAGATCCGCGCCAGCGAGCCGCGCACCGGCGCCCGCGCCGCACTGAACCGCGCGCGCAAGGAACTGGACGCGCGCGCGGAAGAGACGGATGCGCGCATCGCCGCGTTGGAAGCGCAGATCGACGCCAACGCCGACGCAATGACCGCGCGCCAGGCGCTGGCCGTCCTGGATGAGCGGATCGAGCAGATGCGTGCCGAGCGTGCCGCCATTGATGCGCCAGCCACTGCCATGACGCCGGTTGCTGCCGGTGTGCGGGAGGCGGCCCGCACGGGTGAGTCGGGGTTTCAGATCCCGGAGCGCGGCCGGCAGGCGACCGCCGAGCGAGCAAGCAGCACCGGCGCGCTACCGGGCGCCCAGGCCTTTGCATCCGGCACCGATCTGGTCACGCCCACCGCCGCGCGTGCAGACGTTGACCCTATCGCGCCGCCTGCCAAGATGCCCACCACCACGGCCGAGGTCACGAACGAGGCCTATGTGTCCGGCCGCCTGGCCGAGATCGAGGCCACCAACCCCGACATGCTGGTGCGAATGGACGGGGACGCCGAAGACGTGCCCATCACCGAAGCCATCCGCCGGCTGAATGAACAGCTTGCGCGGGATGATGCCGACGCCGGCTTGCTGGCCGTGGCCGCCAACTGCTTCCTAAGCGCCGCATAAGGAAACGACATGCTCAAGAAATGTATTGATCAGGTGAACGCGGCAGCAGGCCGCACGCTCAGCCAGGCGGAAATCGCCGCCATCGATGACCGGCTAACTGGCACCGCCCAGGCGATGGCCCGGCAAGACCGCGCGGCGTGGCTGGCCCTGACGCCCGCTCAGCGCACCCTGGCCGCCGCTGAGCGCGCCATGCAGGACGCCAAGGCCGAAGCACGATTGAAGCTCCAGCGCCAGCAGCTCCAACTGGTCAAGCGGGCCGACGTGGACAGCGAGATTGCCGGTATCCAGGACCTGTTCAATGACAACCGGTCGCGTGCGCTGGTCCGCCACATGGAGCAGACGGATTCCTACATCAAGGGCGTCAAGGACCAGTATTGGTCCCAGCTTCGCAGCCTGTTCGACGCGGCCACGTCCACTAACGGGGTGTCGGCCGGGCGCCGTGCGCTGCAATTCCTGTTCGACGTCGAAAACCCGCAGATGACGCGCGACCTAGCTACCGAAGTCTTCGCTCGTGGCGAAGGACGGACGGGCAACAAGCTGGCGGTGGAAGCGGCCAAGGCCTGGGATACGACCATCGAGACGATGCGCCAGCGCTTCAACAATGCCGGTGGCGACATTGGCCGGCTGGAATACGGGTATGTCCCGCAGGCCAGCGACCAAGGGCGCGTGCTGGCCGCTGGGCAGGATGCATGGGTGCAGAAGACCATGCCGAAGCTGGACCGCAGCCGGTACGTGCGCCCGGACGGGCGCCAGATGGACGATGCGGAAATGACGGCCTTCCTGCGCGCCACCTGGGAAACGTTGTCGTCTGGCGGCCTGAACAAGTTGGAGCCGGGCGGCTTTCGCGGTACCGGGTCGCGCGCCAATCGCGGCAGCCAAGCCCGACAACTTCACTGGAAAGACGGCCAGGCCTACGTCGAATATATGGGCGAGTTCGGGCAGGGCAGCATGTACGACGCCATGAACAGCCATATCTCCGGCCTGGCGCGTGACATTGCGCTGGTCGAGCGCTACGGCCCCAACCCCGCCCACCAGTTCCGCGTCCAGGCTGATATCGCCGAGAAGCAGGACGGGGGCATCAAGCGGTCATTCATCAACCAGCCCGAGGCCTATTTCGACGTCCTGACCGGAAACGCCGGCGCGGTGCAGAACCCCAGCCTTGCGCGCGTCGCGGCGGACGTCCGTAACCTGAACGTCGCTTCTAAGCTGGGCCGTGCCGTCTGGGCGTCCATCTCGGATATCCCGACCTACATGGTGACGTCGGGCTACAACAAGCTGCCCTACTGGCAGGCGCTGAAGAACATCGGCGCTCAGGCAAGCGGCGAAACGCGCGAGTTTCTGACCGCGCATGGCCTGATTGCTGAATCCCTGGTGTCGGACCTGAACCGGTTTTCCGGCGACCACATTCGCAACAACTGGTCGGGCAAGGTTGCCAACAGCGTGATGAAGCTGTCCTTGATGAACGCCTGGACGGACAGCATGCGCCGCGCATTCCAGATGACCATGATGGGCGGCCTGGGCAAGATGGCCGGCAAAGAGTGGGGCGCACTGACCGAGTGGGACCGCTCGCACATGGCGCGCAAGGGCATCACTGAGGACGATTGGGCGGTGATCAGCCAGGTGCAGCCCACCGAGTACCGCGGGCAAAAGTACCTGACGCCCGAATCCATCATGGCGACCGGCGCCGACAATGCGCCGCAACTGGTGTCCAAGGTGCTGGGCCTGATCCGCGACGAGTCGGAATATGCGGTGATCAATCCCGATCTTGCCACGCGCGCGGCGCAGACGTGGGGCGGTCAACAGGCGGGCACCATTGGCGGTGAGCTCGCGCGCTCCGTCATGCAGTTCAAAAGCTTCCCGATGGCCATGATTTCCCGACACTACCGCCGCATGATCGACGCGCCGCGCGGTCTACACGGCGCGCCGGCGGCGGCCAACCGGCTGGCCTACGGCACCGCCATCATGCTGGGCACCACCATCGCGGGCGGCATCGCCTTCCAAATCAAGGAAATGCTCTCTGGCCGCGACCCCGTGGCATTGAACAGCGGCCGGTTCTGGTCTGAAGCGCTGTTGCAGGGTGGCGGCCTGTCCATCGTGGGCGACATGCTTTTCCAGGATCCCCGCGAGACGCCCGGGGGCTTCGCCGCATCCGTGGGCGGCACTGTGCTGGGGCCGTCTGCCGGAACCATGTTCGACGTCGTGGGCCTGGGCGTCGAGAACGCATGGCGCGCGGCCAGCGGCGATGATCTGAACCTGGGCGCCGGCGCGGCGCGCACGGTACGCGGCACGCTGCCGTATCAGAACCTGTGGTGGTTGTCGGGCGCCATCGATCACACCTTTTTCCACGCCTTGCAAGAAAACCTCAGTCCGGGATACTTGAGCCGAGTAGAGCGCCGCGCGTCGCGCCAGCACGACCAGGACTATTGGTGGCAGCTTGGGCCAGGCCTGCCGGAGCGCGGCCCCGACCTTTCCCGTGCCTGGAGCCGCTGATGCGCCAAGACCAATTCGAACGCCTGACCGAATACGCCGAGAAGCTTATTGACGTGCTGGTGCAGGAAATGAACCCGGACAACTGGCCGGGCCACGGGGTCGACCCGAACAAGATGGATGCCCAGACGCGGGGTGATCGGTTCTGGGCAAAGAAGAATCCGATTGCCACCGTCACTCTGGCCATGAAGCTGAACAGCCTTATCGACCTGACGCGGCGCCAGACGGCTGATCCCCTGGGCGGGGCGGTCGCGGTGGACGACCATGCCGAGCCGGATGACGGCATGGAAGGCGAGGTGAAACGTGCCGAGAAGGAGGCCGCCAAGTTCCTGGAGAAGGTCCAGAAGGCGGCCGGCGCCACGCGATGAAACGCAAGATATCGTTCCTGGCCTTCTTCCTGATGTGGGCGAAGGTCCAGGGCTGGACCGTGCCGGCCCTGCACGTCCGAATCTGCCATTGGCTGGGGACCTGCGACGATCCGGTGCGCGTGCTTCAGGTGTTCCGGGGCGCGGCCAAGTCCACCATCTACGCCGTCTACAAGGCGTGGCAGCTTTATTGCGACGGCACATGGGTGTCGCTGATCTGGGCGGCCGACGGGCCACTGGCCAAGAAGCTGACGCGCGACACCATCAACGTGCTGCGCCGGCATCCGCTGTGCGGTGGCATGCTGCCCACCAAACCCGGATCGCAGATGTTCTGGGTGTCTGGTGCCAACGACCCGCGTAACGCCAGCATGACCGCCGTGGGCGTCAACCAGAACGTCACCAGCGCCCGGGCGCGCGACATCGATTACGACGACGTCGAGGTGCCGAAGAACATCAAGACGGCCGACGCCCGGGAGAACCTGCGCGCCAAGATCCAGGAAGCCACCTTCATCCTGGTGCCCGGCGGCCAGGAAACCTACATCGGCACGCCGCACACGCACGACTCCATCTACCCGGAAATGATCGCGGCCGGCGCGGCGTCGTTGACCATCCCGCTGCTGGAAGACCAGATTCGGTACGAGGACACCACGAAGCGCACGCGCTACCCGGTTCCATTCAAGCCGGCCGCAGATGGGCTGTATGTGATGCTGGGCATCTACAAGCATGCCCGGCTGCTGGTGGAAGGGCGCGACTATCGATACGAGCGCGGCGAGGTGGTATTCGCCAAGCCGCCGGGCGGCGCCGTGCTGGATATCTACGCGCGCTGCGCCTGGCCCGAACGCTTCACGCGGGCGGAAATCGAGATCCGCCGCAAGAAAACTCGGACGCTGAACTACTGGGACTCCCAGTACCAGCTACAGGCCAAGCCCATCAAGGAGTCCAGATTGGATCCGGAAAAGATAAAGCCCTATTCAGTGCATCCGCGCGTCGAGCTCGCCAACCGCGCCGTGCGCATGATGCTGGGCAACGTTCAGATCGTCAGCGCTCGCGCGTATTGGGACTGCGCCTTGGGCAAGATTCGTGGCGACGTGTCGGCTTTTTCCCTGGTGCTGGATGATGCGGCGGGCAACACGTACTGGCACGTCGCCGAAGCCATGATGGGCGAGTTCGCCGAATTCTCGGACGCACGCAACGCCAAGATCATCGGCGGCCAAGTGATGCAGGCATGCCGCCTGATCGAGCGTTTCAACATCCCCAACGTCTATGTGGAGACAAACGGCAACGGCGCCTTCGTCCCGCAACTGCTGCGTCAGGCTCTCAAGCAGGAAGGCCTGCGGTGCGGTGTCACGGACGTGCAGGTCAGCGGCGGCAAGAACCTGCGGATCCTGGATGGATTGGAGCCGGCCATTAAATCCGGCGTTCTGTGGGCGCACACCGATGTGCTGGACGGCCCGATGTGGGACCAAATGAAGGACTGGAACCCCGAAGTGAAGGAGCAGCCCGACGACTACCTGGACAGCGGCGCCGGCGCGATCCTACAAGCACCCGTCCGCATCGGCCGGATGGTCAGGGAAAAAGCCGAGATTTCGGCAGGCCATGGGCGGGAAGATTGGCGCCCAACAGGGGGTGTTCACGAGGTCACCCTCGAAACCTAGCCGCCGGCGGGCCCGGCGCAAGAGCCGGAGCCGCCACCGTGACCGTCCCCCAGCAGCCAACGCGTACCACCCATGTTGGCAATGGCGTAACCACCGTCTTTGCCTACGATTTTCTATGTCTCGCCAAGCGCGATCTTGAGGTGATCGTCGCCGGCGCCGTGGTCGATCCTTCCGTCTACACCGTCTCCAATATCGGGCAGGGTAGCGGCGGTGACGTTACCTTCAACACCGCGCCTGCCGACCAAGCCCAGATCGTCATCCAGTTGGCCATGGTCCTGGATCGGGAAACCGACTACCAGACCAACGGCGACCTTTTCGCCAAGACCGTCAATTTCGACTTTGACCGGCTCTGGCTTGCTATCCAACAGGCGTTTGGGTTCCTGAATAGAGTGCCGCGCCTCGGGGATTCGGACGTAGATGGCGTTGGCGCGTACCGTGCTAAGGGCAATCGAATTCAGGATCTTGGCGACCCGATCAACGATCAAGATGCCGTCAACCTGCGAACGATGTGGGCCTTCGTGAGCGATTACGTGGACCGCGCGATAGCTGGTGTTGTGGGTGGCTACGGCTTTTTTATGCAGGCCGGTATCGGCGCCATCGCGCGCACCTTTCAGGAGAAAGAGCGCGAAGTTGTCAGCGTGCGCGACTATACCGGCGCCGACCCCTCCGGCGCGGCAGACAGCGCAGCCGCCGTAGACGCGGCGCTGGCCACCACACGGACGCCGTACTTCCCCGATGGCGTCTTCCGCTACACCGGCGACGTGGATGCGCTATTCGACCGCCAGCCGTTTGGCCCCGGCGTTGTTCGCTTTGACGGATACGACTACCCGGTGGCCCGCGAGCGAAAAGACAATGCGCTTTGGGCCGGCGACTTCGCCGCGTGGCCGATGGGGCACGCGCTGAACACAGTGCCTGAACAGCGCGCGCACATTCCGGCAGGGATGACGCACGCACGTATCGGCCTGGCCACCGGCACGACGATTTCCCACGTGCAGGGCATGCGATCCGAGAACGCGCTACAGATTCAGCGAATTGTTGGCAACGCCAGCACGGCCAGCCACGTGGCAGTCATGAATATGACGCGCGAAGAAACCAAGGCAGTAGCGGGCAAGCGCTGCGTGTTGGAACTCAACGGGCTGCGCAGCCCGAACTACACCGGCGCCGCGGTCACCGTACGGCTGCAAACGTCCATCGAACCTGAGCAGCCGATCTTGAAGGATGACGGCACCTACACGAGTGGCCATGTCACGCTGGCCACGAAGGATATTGTTCTTTCCCCCGAATCGCGCCCCGCCAGCGCGCCGTTCTTTCTGGCGGCGGATATCCCGGCCGACACGATCCAGGTTTCGGTGGCGCTTGTCGTCCCGTTCACTGGCGTAGCACCGGCCGACGACTATGTGCTGTTCGAATCGGTCCGGCTGTACCCAGGCAACGCGCCCCACTGGATCGAGCCCGCGCAGTTCGCGCAGCAAGAGGTACGTGCAGCCACGCGCTACCAGACCAGCTTTCCCTACGGCGCGCCGCGCAGCTCGAACACGGAGCAGGGCGCGGTATCGGACGTCTTGCGAAACACGAACGTTAACTGGGCCATCGCGATCCCGATCAAGTTCAGCCCTGCCATGGTGATCCCCCCGCAGTTCATGTTCCAGTCGCCCACGAGCGGCACGGAATCGCGTCTTTTGAACAAGGACACGGGGCTAAACGTCAACGGCCTGGCCGTCGATATCAGCGAGCGCGGCGCCGTCATCACCAACAACGCGGTTCTCACCGCAGGCCACCGGCTGCTGTGCCAGTGGACCGCCCAGATCATTTTCTAAGGAGGCGGTGATGCCCGTCGTTATTGGCTTCAAGGATCGGTACGAATTCCGGGGCACCGATCTGGAAAATAACCCCTGCCTGTTCCCGCGCGACATGCGCAACTTCGTGTGCGCGCAGGCCTTCGACTTCAGCACCAAGGTTATCGCCGAGGACCCCGCCAAATACCTCGCGTTCCCCCAAGCGATGATGCTGTCTGGCTCCATCGTCGGCATTTACAGCGATGGCAACTCGCACGCCGCGTCCGATCGGCAGATCATGTTCCGGTCGGATGACCTGGGGAAAACCTACCGGTTTGCCACGTTCTTCGAGAACAGCACGGGCGTATACGATTTTTCGCTGCTGCTGGACCTGATCCCGCCTGGCGGTTCCCAGGTGTTCAAGGTCTGGACCGTGCGCAACATCGCTGGGGTGTTCTCGGCGGTGGTCAACAGCACGGTGGCCTATGGCGGCCTGAACTATGCACAGTGGTCCCCGGTGCGCGCAGGTGCCGACGGCCTTTTCTACCGTACCGGCTACGCGCCCACGGGTGGCAACATCCAATCTGCGGTGTTCGTGTCCAGCGACAAAGTGACGTGGACCGGCAAGTCGATCAGCTTCGCGGGGTCAGGCTTACTGTTGAGCGAGTCCGATATCGTGGAAACGTCGTCGGGGAATTGGCTCTCGGTTTGCCGCGAAGACTCCGGCGCCGGCAACCCCCTGTACCGCGCGATCAGCACGGACAACATGGCGACCTGGTCAGCGGCCACTGCATTCACCACTACCAACATCAACGGCCGGCAACCGAACCTCACTAAGCTCTCTGACGGCTCCATCATCCTCGCAACCGGCGACCGTAGCGGCAGTTCGGGCTATGGCGGCTCAGCGGGCGACCAGGTAACCGGCTTCGATACCACGGGCATCACCGTGTTCCGGACGACGGACCCCACGGGCGCCGAAGCGAACTGGAGCTATCGCACGCGCGTCGCGCCCATCTATTCGACTGATGGCAGCCAGCCGGCGACGGTCGAAATCAGCCCGGGCCGTATCAATGTCATCCACTACGCGCGGCGCGCCACCCGGCAGACGCCGGGCATTGGCAGTTCGCTGCTGAACGTGGCGAACCTGTGAGGACCGCAGTGGCCTGCCTTTTCGTCTATAGGGGACGCGATTGAACATCCAAGACTTCGACGCCCTCGCGGCAAAATTCGCCGGCGTGCTTGGTGCGGCGGTATCCATGCGCTACCTGCAAGGGTCGTGGATGGCGAGGATAAGCATGGCCGCCAGCGGGTCGCTGGGCGCTTACTACGCCGCGCCTTACCTGTCCGAGGTGCTGGGAATTCCCGAGGGCCTGATGGGCTTCTTGGTCGGCATGTTCGGCATGGCCATCGTCTCGCGCGCGTGGGAGGCAGTCCAGGCAGTGCCCATACCCGCGCTGTGGCAAGCCGTCATCGACCGCGTTCGCGGAAAGGGGGCATGACCATGGACAGCACCATTTATCTCACGCTATGGGCCGTCCTGACGTTTGTCTGCTGGCTTGTGGTCGCAGGCGGCGCCGTGCTGGCAGTTTTCTCGAAGGCCATCAAAGACACGACGCTGGAGCGTATTGGTCTGGCCGCCGTCTGCCTTACCGCCACCGGCGCAGCGTGTCGCGTGTTCGTGGCCGGCTGGGCCAGCGCTGGCGATGCTGCGCTCGCAGCCTCTGCCGCCTTCTATGTGGCCGCCGTGACGGCCAAGCACATCAGGACACCGAAGCCATGACCCTATCCGAGATCATCAGGACGGGTATTGACCCGGCGCTGGCGCTGCTGCCCGCCAGGATGGACACGCCGGCCGCGCGCGTGATGCTGCTGGCCATCGGGTTGCAGGAAAGCCGGTTCGAGCATCGCCGCCAACTGGTGGGCAAGCCGCCGCGCCCGACCGGCCCGGCCAAGAGCTTCTGGCAGGGAGAGCAGGGCGGCGGCATGGTACATGGCGTCCGCCTGCACACCGCTACCAGCGCGGCCGCCGCGGCTCTCTATCAAGCGCGCGGCGTTCCGGCCCGTGATGCGGCTATCTGGGATGCTATCGAGAACGACGATGTGCTGGCCGCTGGCCTGGCGCGCCTGCTTCTATGGAGCGATCCCGGCCGCCTGCCGGCTGTGGGTGACGCGGATGCCGCCTGGGCGCTGTACCTGCGCACTTGGCGCCCCGGCAAGCCCCATCCGGACACCTGGCCGGATCTTTACCGCCAAGCCGTCGCCGAGGTGGTGCCATGAACCCGCTGGCCAAACTGACGGGCGCATTGGTGGGCTGGAAGGGCTACGCCGCGGCCCTGGTTGTGGGCGCCATCGTCGCTGGCGGCGCGGCGTGGAAGGCGCAGAGCTGGCGTTATGGCGCCGAGATATCCGCAATGAAGGCCGATCAGTCGGCCGTCGTCGCCGAGTCACAGCGCCAGGCGCGCGAGATTCTTGAGCGGCGCGTGGCCGAAGTCGGCCAGATCAACGAACGGAATGCCAAGGCCGAATGGGCCGCTTATGGAGGGATGCGGAATGCGCAAGTTCAGGACGACGGCCTGCGGGCTGATGTTGATGCTGGGCGCCAGCGGCTGCACGTCGCTGCCACCTGCCCCGCCGCCGGCAGTGGAGTGCCCAAAGCCGGAGCCGGCGCCCGCGTGGGTGATGGAACCCGCGCCGAACTTAATCCCGCTGCTCGATCGGATTATTTCGCCCTCCGGGCTGGAATCCGGCGAGTGACGGCGCAGCTTGAGGCGTGTCAGGCGCGCTTACCTTAGACCTTCTCCGCCCGCTTGACCGCCCAGAACCAGTGGCTGTGCTTGGCGCGCTTGGCCTTCTGCTTTCGGAAGGTAACGCGCACGGTGCCCAAGTGGCCGGCCTCTATCACCACGTCGTAATCCCGATCCTCGGCGGTGGCCGCCGGCGGCAGCGTCTGGGATGCCTGGGCGATGAATGGGCCCGGCACCTGGGCCAGAATTCCGTTTTCGGTCATGGTGTTCCTGTCAGGAGGCGGCGCGCAGTTGTACCACTTTCCCGCGCCCCGGCTGCACGCGCACGGGACCCCATCCGTTCGGATCGCCCAGCAGTTTGGTCAGGTGGGTGCCGAGCGTGTCGAACGCTTCCCGGCGCTGCGGCAGCATCTTCTGGCGCTGGTAGACCTTTACCAGTTTCGTCTGCTCCGCGTGGTTCAAGCACTTTTCCACCACGTTTTCCGCGATGCCCAGCTCGCCCATCATGGTGGCGCCGGTGCGGCGCAGGTCGTGGGTGGTCCAGGCGCCGCCTGGCAGAGACAGCTCGCCGCGCACCGTAAGCCCTTGATGACCGCTGGAGCTCTCCTGGCGCATCGTGGCCTGGTGACTGAACGAACGGTAGGAGACGTGGCCAACGCCGCCTTTGCCTGGGATCAGGTAATCGCCGGGGCGTGGCTGCTGGCGCAGGACTGTCAGCCAATACATGGCGAAGTCTGATAGCTGGATGACATGTTCCCGGTTGGATTTATTCTTGGCGGCGGGAATCGTCCATTCGCACGCATCCCAGTCCACCTCACTTTCGCGGATTGCCGCAATCTCGCCGGCGCGCGCCATTGTAGATATGGCGATCCAGTAGGCAGCATGCGCCGTGATGGTCACACCGGTGGCGGCCAACAACTTGTCGCGCAGCATCTTGATTTCGTCGTTGTCCAGCACGCGTTCACGCACCACGTCCTTGCCGCCGACGGTGGCTTTCTTAATAAGCATGGCCGGGTTGGCTTCGATCCATTCCCGCTCGGCGGCATAGGCCAGCATCTGCTTAATGTCGATCAGGACGCAGTTCGCCTGCGGCCCGTGGCCACTGCGCACGATGGGCGCCAGCAGATCCAAGATTCGAGCCTTGGTCAACGAGCCGATGCGATCATTTCCGGCAGTCGCCAGCACATGCTTGCCCATGCGCGAACGGCAGGCATAAACCCCCTTGGCATTGCGCCGCTGAGAAAGCGAGTCGCGCACCCAAGTGTCGAATAGCTTCTGGACGGTATCGGGCCGTCCTTCCACCTTGGACCCTGGGTCAATTCCCTTCTGCAACTGCTGGCGCATCTGCGCGGCCTTTTGCCTGGCTTCCAACAACGACACGCTGGGATAGGGGCCCAGCGACTTCTTGGCTGGCTTGCCTGCGGCCGACGTGTAGCGGAATAGCCAAAGGCGGGAACCATCGGGGCGCACGCGCAGGTTTAGGCCCTCGCCATCGGTCAGCAGATATTCCTTGTCTCGGGGTTTGGCGGTGGCTACCTTGCGGTCGCTCAGGACGTTTTGTGCCAT